TGGTCGCCCTGGGGATTCAGTGCGCAGGTCTTCGGGCAGGTCGCGAATACGTTATGGCCACCGGCGCGATAAGTTACCGCGATGGGGCCGGTCTTTTTGTTGCCTGAGTGTTTTACAGTCTTAAGCATAATTTTCTCGCTTTCTTTCTTTCTTTCTAGGTGGCCGGGCGACTGCCTGGCCTGAAATTATTATAGTGCAATAAATCAACAAGTCAACAATCCACAAATAAAAAACCCGGCACGCGGCCGGGCAGGGATCGAGCGGGTCGGATCAGGCCCGACGGTCGGCCAGTGCCTGGTCGGCTTCGGCAGCGCATGCGCGCCAGGCATTCCAGGAAATAAATCCGGTCTCGGCGTCGGGCGGCGTCTCGGTGGCCAGGATATCGGCCGCATAGTTTCGCATCGCTTCCAGGACAAAAGCCTGCATGAGCGGGCCGGTGCTGGACTGCTCCATTATGCGAACGATAAATTTTGTGTTTGTCTCACGTGTCATGGTGGCCCCCTTATGGTCGGATCGAAAAAGTGTTATTCGAGAAAAAGTCGCGCATCACCTCGTCGATATCAATATGCGCGTAAATTTTCTCACTGTCGAACTCGCCCGCCAGGTCGGCCAGGTCAATGTCGCTCGCGATTTCGTTCAGCTGGCTATCGGTCAGCTCGCCCGCCAGCGTCGAGATGTCAATATGCTCGGCCAGTTTTTCCAGGTCAATATTGGCCGCGATGTTTTCCAGGGCCGCGTCGCCCTGAGTATTGGCCAGCTCCACGCGGACCATATCGGCCACCAGGGGGCGAAGCTGCTCGGCGATGTCTTTTACCAGCGCCTGCATGATTGTGTTCAGTTCCATTTCTTTCTCACTTTCTAGGGTTAACGGCTTCGCGGATCGCTCGGCCTGATTGCATTGTATATCTACTTTTGTCAACTTGTCAACTGCCACCGCCAAATATTTTGTGGAAAAGCCAAAAGCCCAACAAACGACGAACCAGGCTGCCGGTTTGTGCCTGCTTTTGTTCGGGGTCTGGCGGTGGTCTCAATTGGTGCAAGCGCGCCTCTTCCAGGCGTTTTCGGTCTCGCCTTCGCATGCGGTCACCGATCTAACTCTGAATCACCAGGTTCGTATCGCTCGTACGCCAGGAACAGGGTTATGACCTGCTCCCTGGTCACTTTCAGGTAGCGGGCGATTTCTGTCACAGTCCAGCCAGCCGCGTCGGCCTCAAATGCTTCTTCGATCAGTTCGTTGTTCATAAATTTCTCTCTTTCTAGGTTGCCTGGGACATCCAGGTGCTTATCACTTTATCACACCTCTCGCATACAAGTCAACTATCAATTAAATGTTTCCTGAGTTCAGACCAGGGCACGCCCGTCCACGGCCACCGGGCCAGCGCGGGGGTATCGACACCCAGGGTCGCCAGGTCGACTGCCTGCTCGCCACAAAACAGCAGCAGCTCGGATTTGCTGGCATGCGTCGTGCCGGCCGGTTGGTACTGCACCAGGATGTAAGTCGGGCAGCGTAGGTCTGCATGTTTGACGTGAAAGGCGACCTGGTGGGGCGACAGGGCGACTTTGCGGCCGCGTTTAACCACCTTCAGCTCGACCATGACAAACAGGCCATGCGGGAATGCCAGCAGGCAGTCCGGGATGCCCAGGTTCACCCTGGACTCAATCCGGGTGAAATGGCAGTTTGGGAGGTTTTCTCTCAGGCGTTTGTACAGGTTCGCTTCGGGTTTCAATGCCATCGTCTTCCCCTTCTTCGGGTTCTTCCTCGATCTGCTTAGGCGTCACGTCCACAATGGGCCCTGCGTTGCCGCCGTACAGGCGTTTGATCTCTTCGAGCTTGCGCACAACCTCTTCTTTGCTCATGCTGTCGATTGTGCCGTGGCGAATTTCTTTGCGGTCGATGTAAATCGAACCCAGGGCCTGGCCCCTTCGATATTCGGCCTGGACGGCCGCGCCGTACGCGCCAGCTTGCAGTGCCTGGTCGCGGATGACCTGGAGGTCCCGCATGTGCCGCTCAAACGTGGTGCCGTACTTTTCGCCCAGCTCGCGCCTTCGCTCCTGGATCGCGGCAACGATATGCGGGCAAATCTCAGGATCAGTCAGCTCACGCGCCCGGTTTTTTGCCCAAACCTCGCTGTACCCAGCGCGGATTGCGGCCTCCTTGAGGGTGACATGGCCGTCGCCAGCACAGAACTCCTCCACAAACTTCCATTCCTGAGCTGTCAGGACTTTGGGCTTGTGGGGCTTCACCGGCCCGGTCACCCGGGCCTCGACAACAGCAGACCTCCCGCCCAGGCTCTTGCCGGCCAAAAATGCCTCGTCCTTCTTCGTTCCTGCGCGGCCCATCAGGCCACCCGCCACAGCCGCCAGCCTTCGCCGTAGCGCCGACAGGTGAATCGGGTGCCTGGGTGGCGTTTGGAGTACATGTAGGCCGCGCTACGCAGGTTCTTGATCCAGGTGGCGTCCAACACCAGGAAACTGTCCCCAAGGGCCATATCAGGGAATGGGTAGCGCTCGCGGGGGTCGACGCCGCCAGGGAGGGGGATGTTCTTTTCTATTTTCATGGCTACATTGTGCAACAAAACCACAACTAACGCAACTACAAGGGCCACTCAGGTCAAATTCAGGGTTTTAGTTAGACTTTTTCAGACCACTGTATGAAAAGTTTTTTTCAAAAAGTCAGCCCGCGCGCATTTTATATAAATTACACCTCTGTAAGACACGAAAGGTAACGTGTTCTTGTAACTCATTGATTTCATTTAACTATTACACCATTACGTCTATTACGTCATTTTCTCTAGAAAAAATAAAAAAAAACATCGTTGACCCTAATTTCTTCTATAGAAACCGCGAATTTGCCGTGATCCGCGCTCCGTGGCCCTTTTTCCTAGGTACAAACCCTAACAAACCGCGCCGCATCCTCTTTTCTTATCCTAAAATGCGCAAAGCCCAGGTGTTGGACCACCCGGGCTTCACTTCCCACTATCGTTGAAAAGGAACGACATGAGCACTGACTATCTTAGCCTGATCAGCCACTCTTTCCGCTACAGCCCCAAAACAGGCCGGGTGCACTGGAAACCGCACCTACACCGTGGAGCCAAGGTTTACCTGCGCAAATGCCCCACAGGCATTTATCAAATCCGGGTTGGCCATGACTACCTCGGGGCCCATGATGTCGCGTGGTTCGTGGTCCATGGCGAGTGGCCCAGCTCCCCTTTGCGCCACCTCAACGGCAACCGCTGGGACAACCGAATAGAAAACCTAGCCTAGCCCCCCCGCCCTACTGCACCCTCTCCCCCAACCACTGCCGGTGCTCCCCCGATAGCATCTTGGCCGCCACCTCCATGGGCATCAGCTCACCAAACTCAATCTCTGTCACCTCTCCGAACTCCGTGGCCCGTGGGTCTTGAATCACGGGCCCAATCAACGCGTACTTCTGCCCGCCGGCCGTGATCAACACTATTTGGACCATGGGCCGTGGATCGAGGGCCTGGACCAGCTCTTGTAAGGACGGGGTCATAGCTTGTTAAATACCCAAACGCCCAGGATGAGCAGCAAAATCCAGTACTGTTGCTCGGTCATACCTCACCCCTCTCTTGTCTTTCCTGCCTTGACCTGGCATAGGCCTCTGCCATCGCGGAGCTCATGCTGCGCATGTTGCGGATCGCCGCGTCGATAACCTTGTCAAGGCCCCAGCTCAACCTGTTGCCATAGTAAATCTGCCTTTGGACAGCCCGCTTGCGGCCCCGCGCGCTCACTTCCTCAGCTCCAAGCTGAGTTCCTCCACCTTCGCCAAGAGTTTCTGCGCCTGGGCGGCCAGGCACTCCATTTGGTCGTTCTGCACCTCGATCCTTCTGCGCAGGCCGTGGATGTACTCCTTGGTTTCCAGGCAGTCGATGGGAAGTGGGGGGTTTTCTGTCGAAAAGATTGCGGGTCTCATGTGGTTTGTTCCTTTTGTTTATCCATCAGGCTTTCAATATATTGCACCAGGTGGGCGAGGACCTGCGGCTCCAGCGCCACCACGTTGTTTTCGTGGTGATTGACCGCCAGCCAAACCGAGTAGCCGTCAAAGCTGGCGTACACGCCGTCACCCAGGTAGGTTGACGGGTATTTTTCATCTTCATCCATTGTTCTTCTCCCCAGTTTCGTTCAGCTCCTCAATCGTTTTTTGTACGTTTAACGCGGCCCGCATGCCATCTTCATAGCCCTTTTGGTACGCACTTTCGTCGCACTTAATCAACTCGTTGATTAGGTTCATAGCCTCTGTGCATACGCGTGTAAGGCTGTCTAACGCAAGTTCTTTCTTGGGTATCATTCTGTTTCCTTTGGTTTGATTTCCACTTCTTCCGAAGCGCCGATGTGGTACACGTTGCCCTCATCATCTGTACACACACTGTACATACCATCAA